TTATTAATTAACAGAACATCAGGTAACACAGGCCTTTATAAAATTTCAAGACGTAATTTGTTAGATGCTGTGCCAGTTAACCCGCCGGGCGTAGTTATGCCTTATGCAGGAACAACTATTCCGCAGGCTTGGTTATTGTGTAACGGACAAGAAGTAAGAATTTCAGAATATGGAATTTTGTTTGAAACTATCGGATATGCATTTGGTGCTCGTACTAGCGTAACAGCAGGATTTTTTAAAGTACCTGATTTGAGAGGTAGAATGCCTTTGGGTGCTGATAACATGGGCGGCGATGCAGCTGGAGTAGTTACAGCGGATTATGCAAGCGGTGTAGGCCAAGTCGGCGGTTCTGAAACAGAAGACATTGCTGTTGACAACTTGCCAGAACACAAACACGATATGAGAGGCGATAGTGGAGATCAATACTACGGAATTAGAGATATTAGTGGTACTCCAAATGATAACGAAGCTATTGTTTATGATGCACCTAATGCAAGTGGCAACGGCCAAGCACTTCCAAACAGTGGTGGTATTTTAACTGATGCTGAAGAACTAGGTATTCCGTTAAACATTATGAATCCAACGTTGACACTGAACTACATTATCTATACAGGTAGGACATAATAAATGAGTTATAAATTAAACAAATCCGATGGCGAGCTACTAGTAGAATTAGCAGACGGTATTATTGATACAACTACTACAGATATTACTCTAGTAGGTAAAAACTACAGAGGATTTGGCGAGTTTATCAACGAAAACTTTATTAAAATGGTGGAAAACTTTGCTGGCACAGCAACACCTGGCAAACCGTTAACAGGACAGTTATGGTACGATACAGGCGAAGCACGATTAAAATTATATGACGGAAATACATTTAGAACAGCAGGCGGTCCGATTGTAAGTAACACTAGACCGAATATGGTTGCTGGTGATATTTGGATTGACAATGAAAATAACAAGATGTATTTCTTTGACGGTACTGACTTAGTACTAGTAGGACCAGACTACGATGCAGGACAAGGACAAACAGGGTTTGAAGTTGCATCGGTAATTGATATTTCAGCACGTGAACGTGTTGTGCTTAAAATATGGATTGGCGGCACATTATTTGGTGTTATTGCAAAAGAAGAATTTAGACTAGCAGGCGATAATAAGATTCCGGGTTTCCCAGATGACGCAGATGATATTGTTATTCCAAGAAGACAACTTTATAGACAAGGCTTTAACTTAGTTGATACAAACTTTATCTACAGAGGTACCTCGCAAGAAGCATTGTCACTTATTGATCCAGACGGAACAGCGTTTACGTCAGCAGACTTCCTTCCTACAGGCGCCAACGGCGAAACTACAGGTAGTATTAGGATTAAAAATAGTGCAGGTTTAAGCGTTGGTATTGCTGATACTGAGTATGTGACTCTTAAAATTGTAGGAACTACAACTACACTAGAAACACAACAAAGTGGTACTGATATTGCACTTAGAACAAGATCAGGAAACAGTTTTTCAAATGCATTAAAGATTGACGGAAGTGCTAATAGAATTGGTTTATTTATTGACGAACCGCAGTATACTTTAGACTTATCGGGAGACTTCCACGCCACTGGTGATGCAGTGATTGACGGAGACTTGCGTGTCAACGGTGATGCAACATATGTTAATGTTACGAACATTTCAGTAGAGGATAGAAGCATTGAATTAGGACAGGGAGAAGGTCCAATTGGTGCAGACTCTGATATTGACGGCGGTGGAATTATACTAAAGTCGTCAGATGGCGACAAGAGTATATTATTTGACGATGCTAATAGTAGCTTTGATGCAAACTTGCACTGGAATCTAACTACAGGCAATGAGTTTAAGATCGACGATACATCTGTCCTAAGTTCTACTGCTTTAGGAACAGGCGTAACTACTGCACTAGGCCTAGCAGAAGTTGGAACATTAGTAAATTTACAAGTTGATAATATTCAATTAGACGGCAATACTATCAGTACAAGCGTTACAGGATTAACTATCGATGCATCAGGCGATATTAGTGTTTCGGACGTTAAGATTACAGATGTTTTAGATCCAGCAGCGGCACAAGATGCTGCTACTAAAAATTACGTAGATACACAAATTGACAGTGAGCCAGTGGTGTTTATGTTAGATACAACAGGACTCAACACACCGAGTGCAGGCAATCCATATGATGATGTTAAAGATATCTTAGAAACACTATATCCTGCATCAGAAAAAGAAAACGGAACACAAGCAAGAATACACTGTACTTCTTATACAGGTGTTACAGTGACAGGTATTGATGTTCAATCAGCAATGAGCAAAAGCTACTTGTCAGTATTAACAGACGATTCGACGGCACAATCTGTTGTGCAAGACGTTAACTTTAGTCCTGTTAATGCTAGTGCAAACTTAACACCATCTAGACAAACAATGACGTTTGAAGTATCTGGAGGAGCGTGGTCTTGGGTAGGAACAGCGTAATATTTGAAAACCGGATAAATATTACATATAACAGGGGTTAACACAGATGGCATATACTATCGACAGATACAACAGAACAGTCTTAACAGTAGTTGAGGACGGTACACTAGATCAAACAACTGACATTAAGTTGGTTGGTAAAAACTATGCAGGGTACGGCGAAATTCAAAACGAAAATTTTGTTTACTTGCTAGAAAACTTTGCAGGGTCAACAGCACCGCCTAAAGCTATTAGTGGTCAAATTTGGTTTGATTCAAGCGCAAGCAAACTAAAATTTTATGACGGTACTAAGTGGCGCACAACAGGCGGCGCAGAAGTACTTGCTACTGCACCATCAGGTCTTACAGAAGGTGACTTTTGGTGGGACACAAATAACGAACAATTATATGCATACAACGGATCGGACTTTGTTCTAGTTGGTCCACAAGACGCTGGCGACGGTGTAACCCAAATGCAATCACGTACTGTGCGTGATACACAAGCTGTTAACCATTCTGTAATTGTTTCCGTTGTTAATGACACTGTTGTACATATTATTTCAAACGATGAATTTACTATTGATAGTAGTGACGCTGAAAACAGAATTCCGGGATTTGATGTTATTAAGAAAGGTATTACTCTTATTAATACGATTGCATCAACTAATGGTGTTACTTCTACAGATCATATTGTTTGGGGTACAGCGTCAAACGCTAAAAAACTTAACGGTATTGATGCAAGTGCGTATGTTACTTCAGCACCGGGATCACCAACAGCATTTACTAACTTAGTAGAATTTGCTGATGCAGGTTATGCACTAGGTGATTCGAACGATTTACGTTGTTTTATCGAAAATGACAACGAAGCTGTACTACAAAATACAGCTACTAAAATTACAATTAAAGCAGTAACACTAAACACAGCAGATACAAACAGACCATCAGATACTCCGGGCTCGTTTACAGTCAAATCTAACTCTTTTGAGCCAGGATTTACAGCAGATGGTGTAACTTTATCAACTGTTGATTTAGGTGCCGATAATGCTAGATTTAATCGTGTATATGCTGCAAATTATATTGGAACATCGGAAAAAGCATCTGCACTAGTTGTAAACGGAAATAGTCGTGCAGGTGACACTGCAACAACAGCTAACACAGTAGCAGTTCGTGATGCAAGTGGAGACATTCGTGCAAACTTGTTCCGTGGTACTGCACTAACGGCTAGATTTGCTGACTTAGCAGAAAAGTACACCACCCCGGGAGATTTAATTCCTGGTACAGTAGTTGCAGTTTGCGATCACGAAGGACACGAAGTAGAAGCAGCTGATGTTGGAGACATTGCAATGGGCGTTGTTTCAACTGAGCCTGCACTTATTATGAATGAAGATTTAGACGGTCAAGCTATTGCACTTAAAGGGCGTGTTCCAGTACGTGTATTAGGCGCTGTGTCAAAAGGACAAGCTGTATACGTTGACAAAGACGGTTGTGCAAGCACAGCAATTAACGGTGGATCAATAGTAGGCATTGCATTAGAATCAAATCAAGAAACAGAAGAAAAATTAGTAGAGTGTGTACTTAAGGTATAAATAATATACGTACATAATGAGGATAAAAGATAATGGCAGTTAACGTAGGCGATAATATTACAGCAGCCCAATTTAATGGTTTGCAGAGTAGACTTGAACAAGTACTAGGAACAGGTTCAGGAGACTTTGGCTACGGACAAGCAGTTTCTAGTTCCCAAGTTAGTGCTCCTAGTTCTCCAGGAGCAGGTGACGGCGATACAGTAACACATACACAAATGGTTGATTTAAAATCTGACATGAATAAATGTTGGGTACACCAGACTGGCGAAAATATTCCTCTTGCTACTATTGCAGAAGGTGATGTTATCGGCGCAGATGTTACAGGAGACGGTGTAACATTTGCATCTAACAATACTTATACTATTGACAATAGCGTAAACGACGGTGGCTTTAACGACTATCTTGCTAAAATGGACGAAATTGAAACTAACCGTTTTGATGTTGACGCAGGTGAGTCTACTATTGCAAATATTGCCACAGACTCGAGAACTAGTGCGTGGAATGGTACAATTAGCTGTGTATTTCAAGCACAATTTACAAATGCTAACGCAAGGCGACACTTTTTTAATTCAGGAGGCGAATTAAGAGTTAGTTCAGCAGGTGCTAACGGCAGTACTACAAAAGATACTGACTGGTCAACAATTATTTCAAACCCGGGTCAAGTTCAACTAGGATACAATTATTCAACAATTACTGGCTCAACAAACGGTGTTACACTTACTTCGATTGGAAATGATAGTATTACAAGTAGCTACCAAACTATTATGGAAAAAGAAGGTACTGCTGCGGTATATGCTGAAAATAGATACAGAGTTGAAGTAAGAGCATCGGACGCTAGTACAATACAGTTTAGAGTAACATTTGAAGATAACGACGCAGGTGACCAGCAAAATGCTGCTCCTGCACCTGGCCCAGCAGTTGATGAAGATATTAATCTTGATATTACAGTAACTTTCCAAACACGTAGAGCCACAGGCACTAATGTGTCAGTAGACAATCCTTCAGTTACAGTGCCAACTACGCTACAATAATACTTGACATCTTGATACTTATAGTATATACTATACTAAAATTAGAGGTATCTTATGGATGAAAGATTACAAAAAGCACTAGACTTTTCTAACTATATGGTCACGTTAAACAATCAAAAGCGTGTACTAAAAGAACGATTTCGCGAACAGGCAATGTATTACTATGGCGGCGGCCAGTTTACTGTAACTAAAGAACTTATCACTTTTTCTAAAATGCTTGTAGACGCACAAAACACACAGAATGTTGTGTTTGTTGATGACAACGAAACTCCTATTATGGTAGCAGATGTTGAAGACTTCTTAACAGAACTTACTGATACTTATTTTGCCGCCGCAAACGAATATCACGCAGAATACGAAAAACTACGTAAAAATAGAAGTGTAGAGAAACTTGTAGAGTATGAGTAAAGGTGTATTAGTCTTTGCTCGTAATAACGCACAAATAGATTATTGTAAACAAGCATACTTCTTAGCACAACGAGCAAAACAGTTTTTAGATCTACCTACTACTATTGTAACTGATAGTACAGAGTACCTGTTATCAGAGTACCCTGATGCACAGGATGTGTTTGACAACATTATTAGTATTGTGTGGAAAGATGAAGAACTGTCTGTTAATACTACTAAATCTAACCACGAAAAACACGATATTAGAACATATAACGATGGTTCGTTAGTTGAAAAGAAACTTCAATTTAAAAACGAAACGAGAACACTTGCATATGACATTACTCCATATGACGAAACATTAGTTTTAGATAGCGATGTTGTAATATACAATGATACTTTAAAACAGTGCTTCGAGCAAAAACACAATTTCTTAATATATAAGACTTCATATGATATTGCAAACGTAGACCGTGCAAACGTATTTGATAGGATTAGTGATACTAGTGTAGATTTTTACTGGGCAACTTGTGTGTTCTTTAGAAAAAGTACAGCAAACAAGATCTTTTTTGATTTACTAAAGCATATACAAGAAAATTGGCAACATTATACAAACATTTTTCAGATCAATACACCTTATTATAGGAATGATTACAGTTTTAGTATTGCAATACACATTATGAACGGATATTCTACTGGAGATTTTGCAAAGCCAATGCCCGGTGTATTGTATTATACTACAGATAAAAGTATATTATGGAGTTTAGATGACGACAGTATGCTTTTGTTATTAGAAAAAGAAGGTTATAAAGGCGAATACATGCCGTTGCGTATTAAAAATGCAAATGTTCACGTTATGAACAAGTTTAGTTTAAATAGGTGTATAGATGAAATTACCAAATAGAGGTTTTTTAATTTACGCTTCGGGTAAAGATTACGTAAAGCAAGCATATCTATGTGCTTTAAGTATTCGTGCATCTGACAATGAATATCCTGTAAGTATAGTAACTAACAATGTATTACCTGATATATATAAATCGGTGTTTGATAAAGTTATTGATATACCGTGGTATAAAGAAACAGACAGTAGATTTCAAACAGAACACCGATGGAAGTTGTATCACGCCACACCATATGAAGAAACTATTGTTTTAGATAGTGATGTATTAGTGCAACAAGATTTAGACTCTTTTTGGAGTCTAATGAGTAATTATAATCTGTATTATCCATCAAGAGTCTTTACGTATAGAAAAGAATTAGTTACTAATAATTTTTATAGAAAGGCATTTGTTGCAAATAATCTTCCTAGTGTATATAATACTTTACATTACTTTAAAAAATGTGACTTTTGTAAAGAATACTATACTTGGGTAGAGCTTATTTGTAATAACTGGGAATTATTTTATGGCAATTTCTGCAAAGAATATTATCCTAAAATGCCTAGTATGGACATTACTTGTGCTATTGCTGCAAAAATTATGGATATTGACACGCAGTTTACAAATAACAAACTAGATTTGCCGATGATTGTACATATGAAGCCTGCAATACAAGATTGGTGGAATCAAACTAGTAGTTGGCAAGACAGAGTAGGTACTTATGTAGCCGATGATGTAACACTAAAAGTAGGTAATCATTTACAAGACACTATCTTTCACTATACAGAAAATAGTTTTGTCACAGATAATATTATTAAGAAGTACGAACAATGTCAAAAGTAGCATATATAATTTTTAACAAAGATACGGGCGAAATACAAAGTATTTCAAATGTAGTAGACGATACTGATAGTTATATTCAACTACCTTTATCAGATGTAATGAACTTGATTAACGGCACTGAGGATATGTCAAATTATCATGTACACTATAACCCAAAAAATAAAGAGCTAGAACTTAAATCTAAATATGAATTTGCACTAGATGCATTTACTGTTAATGATTCAATTTATGAATTACCAGAAGATGTTATCGACGATGCAGATGTTCAAGTAATACAAGATATACCAAACACTTGTTGGAAAATTACATTAGGTAAATCTTTAAAAGAAAACATTAAACGTAAAGGAATTAACTTAAATGCTAGTTTTTTGTTTAGTGTAACTAAAAAAGGCGATCCTAATATTCTTTACAAGACTCTTTCTGTACACATAGGCCAGACTGTTGCTGATAATTATTGTGTAGTACCTTTTGATATGCCTTTTGAAACAACAAACATTCCAGTAAGTGTTTACACTGCTAGAAAGTTCGATACTTACCAGTTAACAAGGATTTTAGATGAGCAAAATTAAAATAGTTGATCAAGACATTATTTTCTTATCCTATGACGAACCCAATGCAGAAAAAAACTATGCAGACTTATGTAGTAAAGTTCCTTGGGCTAAACGAGTACACGGAGTAGAAGGTAGTGATGCAGCACATAAGGCTTGTGCAGATCTAAGTGAGACTGAATATTTTATCACTGTCGATGCTGATAATATTATCAACCAAGAATTTTTAAATGTAGAAGTTGATTATGAAGAATTGGGACTAACACCTGAGCATGTTTTTAGTTGGTGTGGCAAAGTACACGTTAACGGACTTATGTACGGTAACGGCGGACTAAAAATGTGGACACGTAAATTTGTTCACAATATGAAAACACACGAAGCAAGTGAGGACGGCGATGAAAGAGGAAAAGTTGAATTCTGTTTTGACGACAAGTATTATCAGTTTAACGAGAACTACAGCGTTTCTTATACTAATGCGACACCTTGGCAGGCTTGGAGGGCGGGTTTTCGTGAAGGCGTCAAAATGGCTTTAGATCAGGGTACAAAAGTAGAAGATATTCGCAAAACTTGGTGGCAAAACTTTGATCGATTGCGTGTTTGGTGTACTGTAGGTGCCGACGTTGAAAATGGATTATGGAGCATACACGGTGCAAGAGAAGGTCTTATCAAAACTATGCTTACAGACTGGAATTATGCAGAAGTACGCGACTTTAAATGGCTAAACACACAGTGGGATGCCAAAGACATTTTAGACGAAGAAGACTTACTTGGAGCAATCGAAGGTCAAGGGGACCTATTACGGTCAGAGTTAGGTATTGAAATTGCCGAGCTTGATGCAGAAGGCAGCAAGTTTTTTAAAGCACTTTACAATAATTCTCCTAGAGTTATAAGAAAAGCTAAATGAGCAACGAACAGCGTATAAAACTATTAGAAGAAAAGCGTGAATCAATAAACAACGTTAGTTGTAGTTTCTGCACAGCCAAATGGTTGCAAACTACGCTTATGCTTCAGAATGGGTATAATCATAGTTGTCACCATCCTGCTCCGCATAAAATTCCTTTAGCAGAAATTAAGGAAGATCCTGCTGCATTGCACAATAGTCAGTATAAAAAAGAACAGCGTTTAAAGATGCTTACAGGCGAACGTCCTAGTGAATGTAGTTACTGCTGGAAGATTGAAGATCTAGGTAAAGATTATTTTAGTGATCGTCATTATAAAACAGCAGACACATGGGCTTGGGACAGATTTGAAGAAATAGCATATAGTGATCCGGGAGAAAATGTATATCCTAGTTATTTAGAAGTATCATTTAGTAATGCTTGTAACTTTGCGTGTGCATATTGTTCACCTGAGATTAGCTCTAAATGGATGGAAGATGTAAAACAGAATGGACCTTATCCTACTAATCACGGCGCCCATCATTTAGACTATTTAGAAAAGACAGGTAAAATGCCCTATCTAAATAGAGAACACAATCCGTATGTAGAAGCATTTTGGAAATGGTTTCCTGATGCTCTTCAAAAATTAAAAGTATTACGCATCACAGGCGGCGAACCTACGATGTCAAAAGATACATGGAAACTTTTAGATTACTTAATTGAAAACCCACGTAAAGACTTAGATGTAGCAATCAATACAAATGGGTGTGTAGAAAATAAACTAATAGACAAATTGATAGAAAAAATTAATGCTCTTGCACAAGTAGGTGTTAAAGTAGATGTATATACTAGTCTAGAAAGTACAGGTAGTCAATCAGAATATGCAAGAGACGGATTAAATTATAAACAATGGATATATAACGTCCGTAGACTTCTAGAAGAAACCGATTCTAATGTTGCTATTATGACAACTATAAACATTTTAAGTTTGCCTAGTTTTACAGATTTTATAGAACTAGTTATGGAATTGCGCAAAGACTATAATAACACATTTGAACACAATAGGATTCCACTAAGTATTAATATCATGCATTGGCCGCCACATTTACAATGTACATTGCTAGATAAAGATATTAGAACTGTAATAGCAGCTACAATAGAAAAATTATGCGAGAGCTGGCTAAAATATTATCGTAAAGAAAAATATGCTAGGATTTATTTAGAAGAATTTAATCAAATACAACGATTCTGTGATTACTTACGTACAACTGAGCCAGCAGTGGAACATAGACAAGACTTTGTACGATACATACAAGCATACGATAAAAGAAGAAATAAAAATTTTACGGAAACTTTTCCGGAGTTTAAAGATTTATTAGAGGAATGGAATGCCAAAGAAGACTGACGAAACATTACAGCAGTATCGAGACAGAGTACTAGACAGCAAAAGTAAAAGTTTCTGTGGAGCAAAGTGGTACAATGCTACTACTTGGTTAGGCAGCGGAACAACTACAAGTTGTCATCACCCTCCTGCACATCAAATTCCATTAGTAGAAGTTGAAGCAGATCCATCGGCAATTCATAATACAGCTCATAAAAAAGAAATGCGCCGTATGATGCAGAACGGCGAACGTCCTCGTGAATGCGAGTATTGTTGGAAGATGGAAGACATGGGCAAAGATGCTGTAAGCGATAGAACTTTTAAGAGTATCATCTACACAGACGAAGAATTACAACGTGCATACGAAATGGATCACAATAAAAGTGTTAACCTTAAAACATTTGAAATTGCATTTGATCGCACTTGTAATCTTGCTTGCTCATATTGTAATGCAAGTTTTAGTACTACTTGGGCTAAAGATATTAAAAATAATGGAGAGTACACTAATCTTGTAAGTGACGGTGCAGGTGCGTTTAAGCAGGACGGTTCCTGGACACAGCCGTATAAGAATGACGAAGACAATCCTTACATTCAAGCCTTTTGGAAATGGTGGGATAATGGACTAAGCGAAAGTTTAGAAGAATTACGTATTACAGGCGGTGAACCTTTAATGAGCGGAAACACCTGGAAACTGTTTGATTGGTTTGAAGCACAGGACAGTGATATGCGTTTTGCTATTAACAGCAATCTAATTGCTAAAAAAGACATTGTTGACAAACTAATTGCTAAAACACAGAACATCAAACACTTTGAATTGTACACAAGTTGTGAAGCAACAGGAGCGCAAGCAGAGTATATTCGTGACGGACTAGATTACGAGCAATGGCTAACCAACATCAAACGCATTCTTACTGAAGCAAACTACAAAGGTGTACACATCATGATGACAATTAACAGCCTTTGTTTGTTTAGTATTACAGACTTCCTTGACGAAGTATACAAACTAAAAGAACTTACACAAAGTAGAACACCTACAGTAAGTTTAAACTTGCTACGCTTCCCAAGTTTTCAGAGCCCATTAGCATTACCTAATCACATTAAAGATTATTGTTATAATAATTTGAATACATGGTGGCAATCACGTAAAGACGACAAAGGCTGGCACGAATTTGAAAAAGCAAGTATTGAAAGATTGTTAGATTATCTTGTTACTGTAGATGCTCCGCATAGACGTACAAGCAATCCTGTTACACTGTGGCGAGATTTTAAAACATTTTACGCACAGTATGATGTACGCAGAAACAAAAGCCTAAATGTGTTTCCAAAGATTCTTACAGATTGGGTAGAAAGCATTCCGAATACAGATGTAAGTATTATGGAACTTGCAGAGAAAGAAGGCTGGGTGTTAAATCCTGATAACAAAAATATAGATATTCCGTTAGCAACTTACGAGGATTAATATGCCTGACATTAATCAGCTAATACCGTCAAAAGTTTCTTTAAAACAAATAGCATCATACAACGAATCTGTCTATTACGAGTCAAAAAAGAAAAATACAGTTGGAACAGCGTATACTGCTCCTTATTTTATTGATAAAGAAAAATTTTACGATAAAGAGCCGTGGCAATACTCTATTAACTCTTATGGATTTAGGGGTGTAGAATGGACGTTTGAAAAAACTCCAGCTGTGTTTGGATGCAGCTTTACATTTGGCGTAGGGGCAAAGTATACATATGCAAACTTTTTAGAAAAAAGTTTAAAAATAAGCAATGTTCCAAACTTAGGTGTTCCGGGTGGAAGTATTCCAAATATTATTAAACTTTTTTGTACTTTTATTAATCAGCATCCTGTTAGTGAAGCAGTAATAATGTTACCTACTATACATAGAGTATTATTACCGGACGAAGCAAGTAATGACTATGTGCTTGTAAATCATCATCCTAATATTAAAAGAGGAGATAAAAAAAGAGCCACTCAAATTTGGAGTATAAACACAGATACTGTACTAGTATCTCAAATAGCAGACTACATAGAATGGGCAAAGTCGGCAGCAGAAAGTAAAGGTATAAAAATACACTGGGGTACATGGGATAAAGATACTTATAACTTAATTAATAATATAGTTGATAATCCTATATCATGGAAGACTGATTTTGCTCCTGGTAGAGACGGATATCATCCCGGATTAGACAGTCATCGATGGTTAGCTAATGAGTTAATAACAAGGAATATTAAATAACATGTCGCATGACCATATGATTTATAAAACATTGCCTAGATCTAATTCTCATGAAAAGTTATTCTTCAAGTATAAACATCCTAACGAAAACTTAGGAATTGTAAATATTCGTTTAACTACTATAGACTTTATGCCAACCAGTGATACTTTTTTACAATCCGTTTTTAAGTATTTTTCTAAAGGGTTATATAGTAAAACAATTACCGACGATACATTCTCGAACTATTCTGACTCAAAGTATAAACAGTATCAATTTGAAATTGAAAATTATACTAAAGCTGTTTGGTTAACTAGCATATATTTAAATAAAGGATTTAAAAATTTAATGGGAATTCACTGGAATCCTGAAATTAGTAAATGGCAGATACACCCAGGTGGCACCCGTCAAACTGTATTAAGATTGTTTACAAAAAACGATCATGCAGAATTTTTAGCCTTTAATACTGGAGGTAAAGATACATTATTTGAGAAAGTCTTTAAAGATTATAATCATTTAAGAAGTTATTTTTTAGATAATGAAGATATTTGCTTGTTTGTAACTGCTGACCACGGATCTCTCATTCCGCATGTTCACTTTGATCAAAAAAGTTTAAAGTCATCAGCTATAGGCATTAACGGATATATTGAAACTGTTAAAAACTTTTATAAAAGTACTCACATAGAGTTTACTAATTTTGATCCTAAAACAGTAAATTATAATTTACCTAAGAATACTAGAAATTATAGAAAAGTAACATTAGAAGATCCCAACGATCAAGATAATATTATTAGAGCATTTTTATTGTTGCCTAACTTTGAAACATTTAACGATTATGGAGTTAAAATTGAGTGTACCTAATTTAGAACGTGCAGTTGTAGAAGTGTTTGGCGGCTGTAATTACAAATGTCAAATGTGTCCACAGACTACCGGAAGAGGTAAGGAATGGACACGTAAGATGCCAATGGATATGTTTATTAACATATTAGATCAGTTACCAGGCAAGCCTGTTATTAACTTAGAAGGTTCGGGCGAACCTACTATGGCTAAAGATTTGCCTAAGTATATTGAAGAATGTACTAAGCGAGGATTTCCTAGCTTTATGTATAGTAATGGTAGTTTTTTCAGTGGACACTTTATGCAAGAATGTATTGACGCAGGACTTAGTTTTGCTCGCTTTAGTTGTATAGGATATAACAGAGAAAAGTATAAAGAATGGATGAGTGAAGATAACTTCGAACTACTAAAAACAAATATTATCAAGGCAAAAGAATATATCAAACAAACAGATAGTGATTGTGTAATAAGTAGCTACCATCTAATACTTGACAACAATCAAGTTGAATATGAAGTAGATCAGTATAGAAACAACTTTATAGGACCAACAGGGTCAATTGGATACATATGGAAAATGCATAATTGGAGCGGTAATTACCAACCTTTATATTTACGTGATCCTGTTCAGCGTAGATCTTGCGGCAGACCTTTTGCCCCCGAAATTACAATTCGTAGTGGAGGAAATGGCGGGTTAAAAGGTGCAGTTACGCCTTGTTGTCAAACAATGGGTCCTCCGAACGAAAGTCTAAGTGTATTAGGTCATGTACAAAATCAAACCATAGAAGAAATTTGGTTTGGCGACGAATATAACAAACTTCGTAAGGCACACGAGTTACAAGATTTTGATAGTATTGAGTATTGTAAAAATTGTGATTTTCTTTACGACGATCCAGAAGTTCTTATTTGGTCAAACGACAAAGATGCAACACCTTATCATATGCTAGGTACAAACTTTAGCTTAAAAGATTATGGTTGACAAATCACAAAAAAGGTAATATAATTATAAAATGTATGATATTGTCTTTATTGGTTCTAAAGGTAATCAATTTAATAAACTAAAAGAAAAATTTCCTACAGCAAAACTAGCAGCAGACTTTAATGCTGCTAAGTTGATGTGCTTTACAAAATTCTTTTGGGTAGTCTGGGACGATCTAGATATTGACGATAGTTTTGATTTTAGTTATAAACCAGACGAATACAGCAAAGACTATGTTCATATTTTTAAAAATAATAAAGAGTTTGACGGAGTTTGTTTATTTCCAAAACGTATTGAAATATCTAATAGAGAACTTAACTATAGATTTTTTACTAACAAAAAAGAAGTAGATATTGTAGCATCAACTCCGATTCCGTATGATATTGTGTTCATTAGTTATAACGAATCTAATGCAGATAATAATTATGCTAAATTAATAAAACGTTTTCCCAGAGCTAAACGTGTACACGGAGTAAAAGGAATACATCAAGCGCACGTTGAAGCAGCAAAGTTATGCGACTCGGATATGTTTTGGGTAGTTGATGCCGATGCCGAAGTTGTTGATGATTTTAAATTTGATTATTACATTCCTGCGTTTGACTCTTATAGTAAAAAGACTGTACATGTATGGAAAAGCAAAAACCCTATAAACAACTTAGAATACGGTAATGGCGGAATTAAGTTACTTCCTAGAACATTAACAATTAATGTTGATGTTAACTCTACTGACATGACTACTAGCATTAGTACACAATTTAAATCAATGGATTCGGTTAGTAATATTAATAGGTTTGATACAGATCCGTTCAATGTATGGAAAAGTGCTTTTAGAGAATGCTGTAAATTAGCAAGTAAAACGATACGAGGACAAGTAGATAATGAAACAGAACAAAGACTTAAAGTTTGGTGCGAGGAAGGACTACACACAACTTACGGAAGATATGCTGTTAGCGGTGCTTGCAGTGGCCGTGACTTCGGTTATGATAATCGCAATAGCCCAGATAAGCTAAATTTAATTAACGATTTTGATTGGTTGTATGAACAATTTCAACGACATACCGTGGAATGATATAACACGTTTTGGACAAAAAACACTGTTAGATACTGACTTATTTACAGTGTCTTGGATTCTTGCGAGATTTTGTAACTATAATTGTAGTTACTGTTGGCCGTATGCTAGATCAAGTACACCTGATCATCAAGACTTAGAAATATACAAACGCTCTCTTACTGAAATAAAAATGCAAGCAAGAGAAAATGGATTTAATAACTTCCACTTCAGCTTTAGTGGTGGCGAACCTACTGCCTATAAATACTTTGGGGAGCTCATAGAGCATTACTGTAGTGATACAGTACCCGAGTACCAAAGTATACATATGACCACTAATCTAAGTCCAGGAAGTAAATGGTGGAGTAGATGGTTAGAAACAACTAAAACTCTGCAACGCAGAAGTATAACAGCAAGTTATCATGCAGAGTTTGCAAAAGAACAGGAGTTTGGAGATAAATGTCTTCAATTAATGAATGATGATACGTTTGTTACGATTAACCAAGTTATGGTGCCAGAAATGTTTGACGAACTTTACGAACGTTGTGAACGATTTGCCTCCAGAGGTATTAATGTCACTCTCAAACCACAATCTGATCCTACCGCCTCCTACGTGGTACCTGGATATACTGAAGAACAGATACACCGAATGCAAACAGGATTCCCACAACACACCAACGGAGAAAAAGTTGCACAAATTGCACTCTATGACAAAGACGGACGAGAGTACGAATTAGATCAAGCAGAACGTTTTAATGCGTTTGGATTTAATAAATTTCAAGGATGGACTTGTAATGCAGGCTACCAAGGAATAGTTATACGTGAAAACGAAGTAAAACGCAGTTACAGTTGTCACGAAGAACCTTTGGGCACATTATCTGAAGGATTTGAAATATTTAAAGAACCACGCAAGTGTGTAACTCCTACTTGTGTTAGTTCAGCAGATAGTAAGTTACCTAAATGCAAAAAATAGAATTACACGATTATATGAAAACATTTCCTAAACTAGAAAAAGAACTAGACGGAAATGCTATGTGTGCAATGAAATGGATACATCAGTTTGTAAACCTAGAAGAAGGTATTGTAAAAATGTGTCATAATGTTCCGCATAGGTATATTACAGAAGACGATATTTTAAAGTACGGTAAGGATATTTTTATGAATCATCCTTACGAAAAAGAAAGACGCAACGAAAAAATAAACAATATAAAACACGAAGAATGTAATTCGTGTTGGCGTAGCGAAAGCAAAGGTATACGAAGTTGTAGATTACCAGAACCTTTTTATAACATGCATCGTGAAAGGTTTGGCGGCGATGGGGTTATGCCTACACAGTTAGAAATAGTTTTTAGTACATCGTGCGATTTAAAATGTGTATATTGTTCTAGTAGTTTTAGTTCGCAATGGGACTTAGAAAATAAAAAATACGATGCAAATTATATTCCTAGGCCAAAAGCACCCGCAGGCTTAGAAGAAACTTTTTGGAAATGGCTAGAAGAAGATGCAGTAGAGCATTTATTACAATACTATATAATGGGCGGCGAGCCACTATTACAGCCAAAAGTATATGATTTTTTTGAAAGACTTATTAAACTATTAGAAAAGAAGCCTAGTAGGTTTAATGTTAAACCTGCGCTAATAATCATTACTAACGGTCATACTCCTAAACTTTATTTAGACAAGTGGCTAGAAATAATTCCAAAGCTACAAAAGTACGTTTCTGTACAAATTGATTTTAGCATTGAAGGATATAAAGAACGTGCCGAGTACATAAGATCTAACTTAAAATGGGAAAGATTTGCAAATAATTTAAATGTAATAATGAATAAATTTCCAAATATTCGCTATAGATTTAGTATCACACATTCTGCTCTAAGTATTACTAGTACTAAAAACTTGTTGCAGTATATAAAAGAAACTTCTGATAAAAACAAAACTAGCGTAGAATTAATAAGAACTAGTGTTTCTAGTCCAACATATCTTTCTCCGTGGATTTTAACAAAAGACTTTTCTAGTTACATTGATGATACAAACAAATGGATATCTGAAAATGCACCCGAATGGACGTATTATACAGATCATTTAGAATCTATTAAAAATAGTTTTGGCAATCATACTAAACAAGAACTTATAAATTTTTGTGCTTTTCATCAAAGAATGAAAGAACGTAGAAATCTAAATGTAGAAGAAATATTTCCAGAGATGCAGGAATGGTTTAAGTATTGTAAGGACGAGTCTAATGTACAAGTATAGAGACATAAAAGATATACATTTGGAAATTACTAGTAAGTGCCAAGCGTCTTGTCCTATGTGTGCTAGAAATATGCAAGGCGGACCTATGAGTCCATTTTTAGAACTAAATGAAGTAACATACGGAGATTTCCAACGTTGGTTTAGTCCAAACTTTGTTAAGCAATTAAAAAAATTGTACATGTGTGGAAACTATGGCGATCCTATTATTGCACGTGATACACTAGAAATATTTGCATATTTAAGATTCCATAATCCTACAATAGACCTGAGTATGAATACAAACGGAAGTGCTAGAGATAGCTCATTTTGGTCACGACTTGCTGATTTAAATGTTGTTGTTAGATTTGGCATTGACGGATTAGCAAATACACACAGCAGATATCGTATTAATACTGATTGGCATAAAATTATTTCAAACGCAAAAGCATTTATAAACAGCGGTGGATATGCAATTTGGGATATGCTAGTATTTGATCATAACAAACATCAAGTTGAAGAATGTAGAGAATTAAGCACAGAATTAGGCTTTCGAGAATTTCATCATAAGAATACAAGTCGTTTTAAAGAAGAAAGTCTTATAGTTATTGACAAAGACGGATTACAAGTAGACGAGCTGTTTCCTACTGAAAAGAGCTTACAACATAAATCTAAAATAAACACAACTTCTAAAACAATTAGTTGTAAAGCAGTAAACGAAGGAAGTATGTATATAGGTGCTAACGGTAATGTTACACCTTGTTGTTGGACAGATTTGCAGTTTATTCCTCCGCATAATCCTAGCAGAGTGGATATTAAAACTAGAATAGGAGATACACCTAATTTAAATAATAACACATTAGAAGAAATCTTTGACAGCAACTATTTTACCAGTATTAAAAATACTTGGAGTTGTAATCCATTAAAAGAATGTTCTAAGCAGTGCGGCAGTTTTAAAAAATTTGAGGCCCAGTATGAAAGTTGATATCGAAGACGTCTTATTTTGGATGGATGCTATACGAAACAGTGATGATAGATATCGCACACTAGAGAGTTTTTGGAAAGGACAAGTTCGTAGTAAAACTTGGATTGCAGAAACACTTGGCGGCTTTGTTCCTGTACATCCTTTAAATATTGTAATCTATGGAGGCTGGAACGGTGTGCTATCTAGTATACTATTCAACAGCAAAATTAATATTGAACATATTACAAGTATTGACATAGATCCGTCTTGCGAAGAAATAGCACGTACAGTAAACAAGCGTCAAGAAATGCTAGGTAAGTTTAGTGCAAAAACATCAGACATGGTATACCACTACGAAAATGCTGACGTTGTTATTAATACTAGTTGCGAACACATTACACAAGAACAATACAACAAATGGTTAGCTTTACAACCTAACGATGCAGTTTTTGTACTACAAAGCAATAATTACTTTGAGCACGAAGAACATATACGCTGTTCAATCGATTTAAATGACTTTACAAAAATGAGCGGCATAAAGCCTTTCTTTAGAGGGTCAATGGATACACCTAAGTATGAACGCTATATGTTGATAGGTAAAAAGAAATGATAAAACCAGGAATAGAAATAGTTTTTAGTGATGGCAATAAATCTATAAGTCTTTTTTATATGATCTATGAATGGAATGCAGCGCAGACTTTTTATAATCTAATAAAAGATGCTAAGTCTAATCAAATTCCTTTATATAGTGATACTAGTTTTAATATAGAAACACAAGATGAACAGCGCCTAATTGACGATATTAATTTATGTATTACAGGTATAAACAAACAATATAATTTAGACATTCAAGAAATTAAAAATGAAGCAGATTTAAATGAATTGCATAGAAGTTCTGCACCTGTAGACTGTGAATTGTGGAGAGTTATTAACGATCGTATTCATGCTTATGAGCAATACAAAGTCCAACAAGAAAGTGTTGAACCAAGAGTAAATGCATATTTTAGATTTGAAACAGATAATAATATACCATTAACACAAGAGGATTTTTTATTTTTTAAAGCTGACAGAGAGTACGGCGATTTATGTATGAATTATACATATAAAGGAAAACATTGGTTAGAAATACAATCAGATAACGACATAGATGCAGTTACTGATGGACAATTGCAGCCTGAAACTAGAATATCACCGTCTGGATATATGTTGTTTAGACCTCCTAGTCCTACACCGTTTTTTAGATTAAATAAATTTGTTCAATGGTTTAATAAAAAGTTTCCAAAAAAATCTATACAGCCCGATATGGCAATTGGATATTTACTAGTAGGAAGATTAATTATGCCTGATGAATGGAAAGGATTTTATGTTCCGACTAGGTCAGAATGGACTAAAATGTTATGTCGGTATAAAAACATAATAGAAGTTAATATAGTTGATATTGATATGAATAATACTACAGAGTATTTTAAAAAATCTAGGATGATAAATGCAACCGATTAAAATTGTAAACCACGATGCGACAAATTTTCTACATATAGGTTATGTTGTAGGTACCACTTGTAACTTTAAGTGTCACTATTGTTTTGACGGCTGTAACGACGGAAAGTATAGATTTCCAAAAGACTTAAATGTAGTAAAAGATAATTTAGGATACTTAATAGATCTATATAGAACACATTACAATAAAGAAAAAGTAAGAATACACATTACGGGAGGCGAACCTACATTATGGCCTGATCTTGGAGAATTTGCAAAATACTTTCATGACAACTATAATTGTAAAGTATCGTTAAGTACAAACGGAACACGTACACTACGTTGGTGGAAACAATATGCAGAATACTTTGATGATATTGGAATAAGCATACATAACGAAAAAGTTGACCCTCATCATACTATAGAAGTAATGGACTGGATTTATAAAAACACAAATGTTTTAATTAATGGAACAGTTTTAATGGATCCTTTGAATTGGGAAAGATGTGTAGACATTGTTAATATAATGCAATCTCACGAAACTCCTTGGTTGCTCAAAGTTAGGCCTGTATTAACAAATGGCGAAATGCAATTTTTTAATAGTGAACAAAAGAAGTTTATGAAAGGTAAAATTAAAAAGCAACCGCCCGTTGAGTGGATACAGAAGCAAAAAGATTTAGGCACTGTTCCTAGTACTGCTCCGAACGTAAAAACTACGCTTGAAAATAATCAAATAATAAATTATAATACTTTTCAGACATTTGAAAATAATTGGCAACATTTTGAAGGATGGAAGTGTAATTTAGGTATAGATCGTTTAGCAGTAGAAAGAGATGGAAGCATCCAAGGTGCTTGCGGAGCAAGAAATTTATTTGACAGAGATGTTCCTTTTAATATATATGATACATCGTTAAAAGAAAAATTTACTAAAGAAACTATTAGGCCTACAATATGCCCAAGAACATATTGCGTCTGTGCAACTGATATTAGATTAACAAAGGAAAAGGTATGAACGAAACGTTTTGTCCTCTACCTTGGATACATTTAGCAACTCGCCCTAATGGTGATGTACGAGTTTGCTGTACTGCTAATGCTAGTGGTGCAGGCGTAACCGATGACAAAGAAGCAGGACTTGTAAAGCAGGACGGTGTTAATATGAATTTGCGTGAACACACAATAGAAGAAGTGTGGAATAGCGAGCATATGCGTAACACACGATTGCAAATGCTAAATGGCATTGTTCCTGCAAGTTGTCGCAAATGTTTTGCAGAAGAGGCTCGGGGTATCAAAAGTAAACGCAACTGGGAAACAGAAGTTTGGCAACAGCGTGTTGACTTAGACAGTATTGTATCAACAACAGACTCTAACGGTTATCTTCCAGTTGACATTCCGTACTTTGACTTGCGCTTAGGAAATATGTGTAATCTAAAATGTATTATGTGTAGTCCGCACGATAGTTCAAGTTGGATCAAAGATTGGAAACTACAGTATCCTAAATATACAGACGATTTAAAACAAGATCAAGGCTGGGATCCTAGTTTTGATTATACTTGGTATAAGAAAAGTAGTTTCTTAGATAGTATGAAGTCACAAGCAAAGTATATTAAAGAGTTATACTTTGCTGGCGGCGAACCGTTAATGATACCTGAGCATTATTCAATTCTTGAATTTATGGTTGCAGAAGGATATGCAAAAGATTGTATACTACGCTATAATTCTAATGGTACAGACGTTAGTGATAGATTATTACTGCTTTGGAAACATTTTAAAGAAGTTAAATTTAATTTTAGTATAGATGCTGTTGGTGCAAAAAACGACTATATTCGTTATCCTAGTGTTTGGAACAGTTTAGTATCTAATATGCACAAGTTAGATAATACAGACGATAATGTTACAGTTAATATGGCGTGTGCAGTACAAGCATTAAATGTAGGTAGTCTAGTTGAATTAGCAGAATGGAAACTAAGTCAAAACTTTAAAAAAATAAATCAAGCACCTTATGGTGCAGGTGTAATAGGTTTACATTTGGTTTATTTTCCTAGCTATTTAAACATTCGAGTGCTGCCCAGAGATGTCAAGCAGCAAGTATCTAAATCAATAAGTACGTTTGCAAACACGTATAATACGCAAGAGTTTAAAACAAATCCGTATGGCAAGGATCGATGGTTAGGTATTGTAGACTATATGAACAGTGAGGACTGGTCACACAAGTTACCAGCCGCAGTACAATACTTAGATATTTGCGATAAAACAAGAAACTTAAACTTTAGAAACACGTTTGAAGAATTGAGGAATATATGACCCCAGAAGAAATTGAAAGAGGATTGCGTTGGCAAAGTCTTGTTAACTTAGGTGATCAAGTTAAACTAAAATGGCAAATAGATCACTTTGCAGTTCAACAACAATTAGAACAGTTTAAAGACAATTGGTGTCCTTATAATGTTAAAAAAGATGCGCACAACAATCGCTGGGGGTTGCCAGTAACTAGTCATACCGGTGATGTACTAGACAACTATCATCTAAACAGTTTTGGATATATGCAAAAGTATCACGATGTTGAAATGAAAGAAGAAAACTTTAACACGCCTACAGAAGTATATCATAAGATTCCTGAGCTTGCAAAACTTGTAGACATATTTGCTCCTGACATTGGGCGTGTTCATTTGTTGCGTGTGGACCAAGGAGGATTCTTCCCACCACACAGAGACTTTCACGGAGTAAGTCCAGAATATTTTAGATTATTGACTGTATTCGGTAATTGCAGTCCTGAAAACTATGTACAAATGATAGACGGAAGACCAATGTATCCAGAAGCAGGATATGTGTACTTTACAAATTTTCAGTTGGATCATAGTATGTTTAGTTTTAGTAACGATCTTTATGCATTAATCTTAACAGTAAAACTAAATGAACGCACACAAAATCTTATACTACAAAACACAATGGCAGAATGAAGTTAACGTATCAAGATGCACAGAAAGAAAATTGGTTTCTTGTTAGCTGGACATTAAGTAACAAGTGCAACTACCGTTGTGACTATTGTCCTAGTTTTTTGCACGACGGTTCTAGTGGCTGGCCTGATGTAAACGATGTACTTGACTTTGTAAAATCTTTTAATTTGCCTGACAAGGAAATTTGTTACAGAATTACAGGCGGCGAACCTACCTACTGGAAACATTTTACAGAGTTTGCAAAAACAGTTAAACAGCAAGGACATTCGTTTAGTTTCCTTACAAACGGTAGTCAAAGTGTAGAATACTACAAAGAAATAAGTCAATGGAGTGATGGTATTATAATCAGTTACCATCCTAAATATGCAGATATAGAGCATATTGCTGCTGTAGCAAACGCTATACAATGTCCTGTAGCTCTTAATTTAATGATGGTACCAGAATGCTTTAAAGAACAAACAAACGTTGCACGGCGCTTATATGCGCTTACAGACGCCCTTGCAATATGGCCAAAGGTAGTTGTAGACAAAACAAGTGTAGATCACGTTACTAACAAAGTGAGTGCATATACACAAGAACAACAAGACACATTAAACAACTGGCCTTATTTTAGAAAGTTAGACGATAACAAACTGCATCGCGGAGAAATTATGCTAGACGATGTTATAGTAACAGCAAATGATTTAATCGTTAAAGAACTAAACAGTCATTTGGGTTGGACTTGCTGGGCAGGCTTACATATGATTAAAATTGATATGTATGGAGACGTTTATCGAGCTGAATGTGAGCAAGGCGGAAAACTAGGAAATATTAAAGACTACAGTTTACCGACAGCACCTATTGTGTGCGGAAAAACTACTTGTGCTTGTCTAAGTGATATCTATTTGCGCAAGGAGAGTTAGATCCTTGTCGTACATAAAGACGTTGTGTTCTTTAGATCTTAAATTGTAACCTAAGACACATAGGCGGTCTTGATGTATAATAGGTCGCCCTAACAACCATTCTTCCATATATAACTCAGCTTCGATTGTTCCTTGCGCTGATATTTTTAGTACAGGGCAAGTAGGCGTTCCTGATGGAAAAAAGTATGCAGAGCCTTTGTATTCTATACCTGATCTAAATCTATATTTGCCACCAAATTTTAAACCAATGTCAAATTGACGACTTTGTTTGGTTACTGTATCAAATACAAGTCCCCAATTACTATCGTCATTATAATCTTCACCGTAGGGAAGTGCTACAATATTATCTCCAACTAGTACGCCTACATTATACTTTTTAGCAAAATCACATCCGTTAATAGTATGTAATTTATAAGTTTTAGTGTCTGTGTCAAATTCTATAATTTCGTTTAATCCGGCAGTTTCGCCAAACGGCAGTGCATATAGTTTATTGCCCTTAATAATAATGTCTGTATACTTGCGAGTAATTGAATTGTTAATGCCGTCTATCGTGTGAGCAACTATTTGTGTACCATCAAACTCTAACAGTGTATTGTATCCTGGTTCATCGCCTCTGGGCATACTCCAAAAACTTCCGTTGCAATACACTGTTCCCATATGAAGTTTTTTACCTTGTGTAGGCAATTTGTAGGTAACGATATTACTGTTTTTGATGTGCAGCCCTACGTTAGTATCTTCGTAGCCTAGCGGAAAACTAAATCCTTCAACTCCGTTAGATGCTAAATTATAAAATTGTCCTTTGCCTTCAAACGGTAATCTGTGGTACATAACAGCACCGTCATAAATTTGAACAACAAAATTAAAGTCGTCGTATATGCCATATGGAATCATCCATATACTTTCGTTAATTACTTCACAGGTATTTGTTTTGCTTGTACATTCTGGCAAAGACAGTTTTATATCTTCTTTGCCTATAAATTTAAATGTAGAATAGTCTTTGCACAATTCTGTAGCAAACGGCGGTGACACTAATTCGCCGTTGACATCTTGCAACAACAAATGTTTGATCTCTGCTTCTCTATACCAATCTTCGAATGCTTTATATTTCATTTAAGTCTATAGTTGTAATAACTTTTTCTTTAACAGTATCAAAAATTAACACAGTTTGAAAACTATTGCTCTCGCCGTATGGAAACGCATAGATAACATCATTGATAATAACACATTGATTGTATTTTTCAATAGTAGTGTTGTCAGTAAAGTGCTCACTAACATCTATAGTATAACAAGAATCGTCTGCTGTGTCAACTACAAGTATTTCCGCTAAGTCGCCTTGACTCTTCCAAGTTTCTTCTGGCTCACAAACACATCCTCCTCTTGGAATGTAGTATATTTTACCTTGACTGCTTTCAGCACCGGCAAAGTACTTTTTACTTTCTTTGCCAATACCTAAGTCTTTTGTATACCACGTATCGTTGTTTGTGTCAACAACTAACATTTCACTCCAGTCTTCTTCGTGTCCTGCCGGAGGAAAATAAATTTTATTATTACTTGCAACAGTGTGCGAATAATATTTTCGACTGGTGGCTTTTATACCTGTATGTTCAAATGCCCAACCATTGTCGTACTTTGCTAACAAGTCAAAATCGTCATACTCGCTGTACGGTGGCGCCCAAAGCCTATCACCTACTTTTGCCATAGTTGTAAATTTTTTATTGCAATATTTGTTCGCATCATATTCTGTCCAGTGATTAGACAAGTCAGTTAACGCATATGTTTCCATATCACAATCAAATTCAATAGCATAATTAAAATGTTTATCTAGACTTTCTCCTCTAGGTAACCCATAAATTGTATTACCTACTAGTTGTGTTTGATGCCATTTCTTTTCGTCGTCTAGTAAAATTTTTAATTCAATTTGCTTAACCCAGTTTGCATCTGTATCTAATATTAATGCATAACTGTATGGAGTGTGTTCACCGTAAGGTAATGCATATATTTTGTTTTTGTAAACGTGACCTTGAATATATTTGCCCTGTCCGTCTATAGGAACTTCGATATATTGTATACTATTATCTTTAGTGTCTAATACTAGAATATTTTTCTCGTTATAAGGTAGCCAATATATTTTACTGCCTACTACAATACCACGTTGCCACTTTTCTGTGGACTCGTCTACATCTAGTTTAATTTTTTCAATAGCGTGTGTGCTAGGATCGACAACTAACATATAGTCTAAACTTTCGTTTAGTCCATAAGGCGGAACATAAATTAATCCGTTAGGTCCTACAGTGGGGTAACTAAATGCTTGTGGTGTCAAACTTATCTCCAAACGCTGATTTTAAATCGCTTCTCATCTTTTCTAATACTTCTTCTTTGGGATACTTGTCTACGTTATCCCAGTCACACATTTCTATATTATCGCCATCTATAATTATATTGCTTAGTACCCAGTCACCGTGTGCATACGGATAAGTTTCTTTATAGTTGTTAACACAATATTCGGTAATGCGTTTTATAAACTCCGGCGTATGTTCAAACTCACTAGCAGGTGTGCCTTTTAGTTTTGCAAACTCTGCCCACATAAATCCATCGCCGGAGCCGTAGTTTATAATGTATTTAGGTCTAACACGCTCTAGTCGCTTGATGTGTGCAAGCAACCACACAAAGTCTTTGCCGTGCCAGTGTTTGATATATGAAGTATCTGTTTTATATACTTCTCTTGCTTTTTCTATGTTTTCTTTAACTAATTCCATATGCTGCTGCTACTTCTGGCAAGTAGTCCTTTATACTAACATTTCTAAAACTGTCAAGTCTTGTGATAACATCTACAAACTTTTTTCGTTGCTCAGAGTCTTGTGCTTTGTTAACATTTAAGTATTCAGGATTTTCTAAATAATTCAAATAAACATCAACATCGTTGTGATCTGCCCAATCGTGTACTTCGTCCATATACGGTTGGTTTAATACACTTACAGTAGGTGTAACGCTTACTCTGCAATACTCTTTATATTTGTTAAAGTTTGTCTCAATAGTATTCCAATTACTGCCATATCTAATATATTCTGCACGTTTGCCGATAGCATCAATGCTAACGGCCATATTAACAACACCAAAACGTTTTAGTAGTTTTTCTAGTTTAGGATTGTAAATTGTGCCGTTGGTATTAAATCTTATAGCTACACTGCTATCTAAACGTTCTAACAGCATAGGCAAATGTTTAACCATCATAGGTTCGCCACCTGTTAGATACACTTCTTTTAGTGGATACTTAATTAATTGTTCTACTGCTTTTTCACTAGCCCAATTAAAATTAGGAACTTCTAGTACGTTGTTGACAGGAATAATACCTTGCTTTTGCATTTCGATTGCTTCTTCTGCAATGCTGCTGCTTGATTGTTCCCAGCAGCTAATACATTTTAAATTACAACTGTTTCCAAAACGTATATCTAAATGGCTAATACCTGGACCTAAGTCTGCTTGTGTTCGTTTGCTAGGCAATCCTTGTGCTTCTCTGTTAGCACAGGTTTTGCAAGCATCAGGCCAAACTCCTTGTGTAAATTTTTTTACAGCATCTTTGTGTGTGGTACTGTTTAGCCAATCTTCAGGAGTGTGTGTTCTGATGTTTTCTTCGTTGTTAGACTCTAGACTAACACAACACAGTCTATACTGTCCGTCTGCTCTTACACAGACTTGATGCTCTAAAAACTGACAGTTCATTACTAACAAGAATCCTTAAAATGTGTGATAACTACAATATATAGCATAAAAAGAGGTAGTAAGTGTTTCCTATTGAGTTAGAAGATTATCTAAAAAATAATCCTGAAAGTTTTCAAATCAAATATCCTGATATGTTTGACCCTAAATGGACAGTGACAGAGTCTGGCTGGCCTTGGTTTCATTTGAGTGCGTTAGACGATCAGCCTTGGAAAGAAATGTATGCAGAAGCAGAAGCACTGATTGACAGATTTCATAGCCATAGAGAGGATTCAACTGGTAGTGGTTGGAAGAGTCTAACACTGCACGGACTTAATGAAGATACACAAAGTTTAGAACAGTATGGCGAAGATCGTAATGCAACACTTGAGCAACTAGATTGGACTTGGGTAGCAGACGAATGTCCTATAACTAAAAAGTTTCTAACAGATGTTTGGCCTGCTGAATATTTAAATCGTGTGCGCTTTATGTTACTAGAACCAGGCGGATACATTTTGCCTCATCAAGATCGTCCTAGTGATCAAAAACGTTTAAGTGTTTGCAATATTAGTCTTAATATGCCAGAAGGTTGCGAAATGGTAATGGACGGTTTTGGTCGTGTGCCGTTTAAAGACGAAGGCAGTGCTTTCTTAATGGATATTAGTAACAAACACGCTGTTATTAACCGCAGCAACAAACCAAGAATACATATGATTATTCATTATGAAATTGGTAGACGATTGCGTGACTTTTTCTATGTATTAAGAAGCAGTTATTATACAAATAGGAATTAGTATGAGGGATCATAATAGTATAACAGAAGGCGAACGCTACTTTGATATTAAAGATATCAATGTTCCTATTGGCGTAGGTATGTTAGATATAAGCAGAGATATCCCTAATCATTTTGTTAGGAAACGCTGCTTTGATATGACCTATTGGATGCTTAATCAAAGTGTAAAACAAGATCAGTGTTCCTACAGAGGATTTAATCATAAAATTAGCAGTTTACTACAAGCTAGTGTAGACGCCGGTGATAAAGTTTGTATTATTGCTGCACAAGGATTAATGGCTCCAAAGTTATATAAAATTATTCGTAAGACTGTAAACTATTACAAACAAAATCCAAACTTTTTTGTAATGGGACACATTATGGCAAGAAAGGATAGATATCCGGGCTTGCACAGACAAATGCTAATTGTAAATTTAGAAACTTGGCAACGTTTAGGATCACCAGAGTTTTTAGAACAAGGATTCTTTTGGGATAGAAAACAAACATATCCTAACTTTGAACTAAGCAACGAAACACTTAGCGCAGATTATACACCTGCGTGGATCAAAGGTGCTGACGGAACACAACAATGGTCAGTAGTTGAAGATGGATCAAACTGGTTAGCACTTGCTTGTGAACACGGTATTAAAATAGATAATTTTGACAACGAAATGCGTGAGTGTAAAGCGTTTTTATATCCGTATGAAGATCCTGACAAACTTGAACGTGCTTGGAAAAACCTACAAGACGAAGAATTACTAGATAGCATTGAAAATTACACACAACGAGCTTGGCTACGCAAACTAGCATATCAAGAGTACATTGAAAAAGACCGCGTGTATGCGTATAACACAGAACGTCTAAGCGGCGAAGGAGTTAGGGCATCTGCACCTGTTGATAGTATATTTTCAGCCGCAGCAGGATTTAAGACAATGATGTTGCTAGAAAACAACGGCTTTCACGAAAATACTATTGTAAACTACTATGACTGGTGCGATTCAAGTTTGAATTTTAAAAAGCATTTATTAGAAACTTGGGACGGTGTTGACTTTCATAAATGGCTGCTAGAACACGACTTAGAATATAATTTTTCTAGTACTTATAGAGGTAACTACGAAGAATTTTGGAAACAAGAAATACAAAAAGAATTTGGCAGTGAAGAAGCATTTAAAGAACTATGGGATAGATACAGTAAACTAAAACATAACTTTTTTGTTATTGATTTAGTTAACGAACCTAAAAAATTAATAGATGAAATAAACAAACAAACGGGCACAAAAGTTTTGTGGACTACAAATATTTGGCCTACAATGATGCTGCATTGGAATGTAAATATTAATGACATAGAGCAGAAGTATTTAGAGTTTGAAAAGTTATTACCTAGTGATTTAGTATTGTATGGACAGGATTATCTTGCAAATGATTTAGAAGTTAGGATACGCAAAGGTGTAGCAGAAACACATCCAAGATTTAAAACAATATATGAAAAGTTATGATGAAAAGATATATCGAAAAACACGAACAAGTTGATCTAGGATGGAAAGTTAAAAAATGGTTTCCTGTTGATGTTGACAAACTACAGTTTTGGTATTATAATTTAGAACGTGAGTATAATGACTGGAAGTTTATAATAGGAGAAAATCATCATGTGTGGAAATTTCCTATTGTTGATCCAGAAGCAAAGACAGGACATTATTTTCCAGACGATGCAGCATATTATACATTATGTTGGAATAGTGACGAATCAGGCCCAAAGCCGTTTGAACAAGGTTGTGCAAAAGAAGAATATAGAGACAACGATAACGACGAACTGAATCCGCGAAAATGCTTTAATGGCTATGCACTAGACATTGTACAAGGATTGCCTATACGTAGCAAAAAATGGTTAGTAACAATTCATACTCCTGGTACAAAGTTAATCACGCATCAAGATAGTCCTGACAAAATTAGAGTACATATTCCTATCTATACAAATAAAGATAGTAATTGGATTATTGATGGAGAAGAATATCATATGGAGCCCGGATGGGCTTACTTAGTTAATACAACAGTGCCGCATAGTGTAGAAAATAAAGGTACTGCTAATAGAATACATTTATATGGAAAAGTTTGGACTGAAGATGTACAGAGACTTTTTAGTTAAAGAATTAGACATAGGGCTTAATTTAAAATACGCTCTTGAATATTTAAACACACTTGAATCTGAGTATGCACATCTGCGTTGGAATGCAGATACTGAATTAGATTCTGTTAAGGATGCAGAACTACAAGATAATATCAAAGGTGTATATGGCTGGGGTTTACAAAGCAACTTAGAAGATTTAAATCAACCTTGTCCTCCGTACAATATTCATAAAAACGGAAGTGATGTTTATCGCAATACTCCTTTAATATTTGGCTTTGCAAAGTGGGTATTAGATCAATTTCCTTATGCTAGACAAATGAGTATAGCAGCACACCCTCCAGGCACTAGAATTAGAACACATACAGATACAGACACATGGCTCAAAGTACATATTCCTCTTTTAACTACAGACAACAGTTATTTTATTTTTGACGATGTAAAATTTGTATTAGAGGCAGGCAAAGCATATCTTGTTAATACAACAGTTCCGCACAGTACTAGTAATGAAGGCAGCAATATCAGAACACATTTATTTTTTAAAGTTCCTGCTGATATAGAATTATGATTAATGTATTTTCACGAGACGAAATAATTAAATACGGTTACCGTCCTGACGAATACTACATTTCTATTTTGCCTACAGGAGGGCCAAAAGGTACTCCAATATTTAAAAAAGCAGATAATGTTCTTACTTTAATATTTGATGATGTAGAAAAGAACTGTATCAAAACTAAATTGCCTCACAGTTATGGGCTACGTTATGCAAAGGCATTTACAGTAGATCAAGCAAAACAAGTGGTAGACTTTATTAAAGATTTGCCTGATAATTATGTTTTAAATATACATTGTGTACACGGTGTATCTAGAAGTGCTGCAATGGCCGCAGCTATTAGTAATACAAAAAATACTAGAAAAGGTAATAAACTAGTATATGATTTAATAAAAAGGGAAATAGATGGCATATCATAAAACTCAAAAAGAATTAGAAGAAAACAATGATTGGCACTTTATTGAATTAAAAATGCCTATAGATGTTGACAGACTTACTAAATGGTATTCTGATGTTTTAAAAACAATGGAACATTTAAGATTTAATCCTTTAAAAACAGAATATATTAAACCAAATTCCTTACAATCAAATCTAATTGGTGGGTTACATAGCTTTGGAATAAGCTGGCCGGTAGAAAAGGATATACCTATTCCTCCGCGATATGCTGCTAGGACTGACTTGTACCCAGAAACCAAAGACGAACAAAATGTATTTGGTACTAAAATGAAAGTAATGGAAAAATATAAATTTGGTTATTTTAAAGACTTATACGATACATATGGAGAAGATTTTTTATCTTGGTCTCGTATAAGCATACATGATCCAGAATCGAGAATAGATCCGCATATTGACGGAACAACACATTTATTTAGAATACACATACCTATTGTTACTAATGACGATGCTATGTTTTACTGGGGAGATACTCCGTATAATTTCAAAGTTGGAAAAGCATACCTAATAAATACTAGCATTACTCATTGTACGCACAATAAAGGTAATACTGAGCGAGCACATATAATTACACATCCGGCAAACGTTGATTGGATATTGGAGAATCTAGCGTGAAAAAAATTATAATTGTAGGTGGCGGCAGTGCTGGATGGATGGCAGCAGCATATTTGTCTAAATTTACAAAACATAAGATAACATTAATTGAAAGCAAGAATGTTCCAATTATTGGTGTTGGCGAAAGTACATTTGCTAGTATGCCAACATTTCTTGATGAATTAGGAATACACCAAGACGATGTTTACAAAGAATGCAGTGCTGTAAGAAAGTATGCTATTAAACATTATAATTGGAACGGCGACGGCGAAACTTGGACACATCGCTTTTGTTACAATGACAAAGATATTCCGCAACAAGACAAATGGATGGAAGAATATGCAATGCCTGCTGACAAATGGAGATACGGATACCATTTAGATGCAACTAAATTAGGTTTCTTAATAAAGGAAAAATCTGCAATACCAAACGGTGTAATACATATTACAGACGATATTATAGAAGTTAACACACAAGACGGTAATATTAAAAACATTGTAGGCAATAATGCAACTTATACTGCTGATATGTTTATTGATTGTACAGGATTTAAATCTTTGCTTAGAGGTAAATTGCCAGCAACATATAAAAATCATCCGGCATTAATTAATAATTGTGCAGTGTGTGGTCCTGGATCATATGCAGATAACGAAAAACCGTTACCTTATACAGAAACTTGGGCAATGGATTACGGTTGGAAATGGCGAGTTAGTTTGCAGCATAGAACAGGCAACGGTTATGCATTTAACAAAGATATGATATCTATAGAAGATGCTAAAAAAGAATTTATCTCGACAACTCCTGGACTAAACAAAGACAAAGTATTTGTTGTAGATATTGATAACAAATATAATACAGAACCGTGGAGCGGAAATGTTATTTCTTTTGGCCTAAGTTGCGGTTTCTTAGAACCTTTAGAAGCAACTGGTCTATACCTAGTATATGGTCCTTTAAAAGTTTTTACAAGACTCCTTGATGATCCAAAAGGATCTAAGAAGTTTAATAGATTATGGAATAGATTATATTCTCACGTATCGGAATTTGTTTCTCATCAGTTTAGTACTAGTAAATTAAATCATACCGAATATTGGCAAACTATTCCTAAAGTAGATGTAATTAAACCTAAACACATCAGTTTTAATGATAACGTATTTACTGAGTATAATTATAAACTAATGGCAGATGTCAGAGGAATTCCATTAGAGATTGATTAGGAATTCTTTTCGACGTTTAAAATATTCGTCAACATTTAGACGCCAAAGATTTTGCTTTGTATAATATAGTTCTACGTTTTCTTGTTCTAAACTCAATAAATTTTGTTTAACAAGTAACGGCGCCATAGTTGATGATAATTTATAACTGCTAGGAGCATCGTTATTTTTATCAACATTAGTGCTTATATAAATTTTAGCACTATGATCTTGAACTAAAATATCTTTTACTTGTTCGTTTAGTAAATAAGTCCAATGTACCATTATACTAAAGATATTTTTTGATATCTTTTTAGATCCATAACCGGGTAATTGCGCACCCCTAAATAAAACTCTATACGAATTATCTGTATCTAATTTATGATATCCTGCTAAAGAGTAGATCTTATTATCTGAAATAGCAGCAAACCAGCCACCGTTTTTTAAGCCCCAATCCCATTTCATTTTTTCTAGATTTTTGTTGTTTTGAAAGTTTAATGTAGCACATTGCTTGCAAAATTTTTCAACTAACGCAGTGTCGTTATTATCAAGTTTTACAACAGATCGATTGCTGTTATCAAAAATTGTTCTTCCAAGTACGTCCATTTGCAGTATCTATTCTCTTAACAAATCTTACAGGATCCATTTGAAACAAGTCACCTGTTGCAACTCCGTTGATATAACATTGGTGCAAGTTGCCACTATACCCTTCAGCTGGCATAAACATTACGTGATGGTCCCGTTGATTAATAGTATTAATATCAAAATGCGGTGTGTCATAACCAATCATTACAGGCGGCGGAAATTCTGTCATACCGTACCAATTTGCTACAAGTTGAACACCACGATCTTTAAAAGCATCAATAAACTCTTGTGTGATGTTACTACTTCCTGTAACCATATATCTTACACAACTCATATCTAAATCATAAAAGCCTTTTGTTTTTTGTAACACTTCTAAATGACGAGGTAGTAAGCTAATATACGATGGTTGTACACGCTTAAACGTCCTTATATAGTCATATGGCGTAAAACTGCTACAAACGTACTGTGCGCCGCTTAAATATGCAGGAAACGCTGTAATTGTGTAGTGAGCAATGGTGTTTGCTGGAAATACATCTAGTACAGTATCTTTTGAAGTTAGGCCAATTTCGCTGACGCTTTTGGTAGCATAGTGTCTAATATTATCCCAAGAATGTGTAACTTGTTTTGGACTGTCTGTACTACCGCTAGTAAAAAGTGTAATATTCATAGTTCACCAGAATGATTAATTTATAAATTACTTAGTGATAAATATCTTGCAATCAACAAATACTGGCTGTATAATATAGTTATTAATCAAAAGGAAAACTTATGAAAAAACTTTACTTTTTTGGCTGTAGTGTCACAGCAGGAAATGAGCTTTATGAAGAAAAGTTTGTACCAAATTACGCCTCGATGACATTTAAAGAGGCTAGGATTGCTCGTGACCGTTTTGATGATAGCAAAGTTGCAAAATATAATATAGAAAACTCTTTTCCTATGATTACTGCAAAACTTCTAGGTTGGGATTACGAAAATCGAGGTATCGAAGGTATTTCTAATAAAGAAATTGCTGCTAGAGCATTTACCTATTTTCCAGAAGATTCTTACACTGACACAGTAGTAATTTTACAATTTACAACACATAACCGTGTTTTTATAAAATATAAAGAAGATGGCAATAAAAAAACTGTAGGCAGTTTTGTAATTCATCCACTTGCTGGAGAAGACGAAAGACTAACACTAAGACAAAATAATTTGCTTAAAGAGAATTATTTTGAGTTTGCTGATGATTCTTTTGAGTCTTTACAAGATCATATTGCTCTGTATTATGCAGCAGATTATCTTACAGCCAAAGGTATTGAAGTACACATCCTTTGGCCAGATAGAAATCTTATTCAATGGGCAGATTGGGAACATTCAGATATAGATAAACAGGGAAATTTTATCAACGATAAAGAACCACAGTTTATGAATAGAATTGGAAATCATTTTGTAAATAGAGTAAAAGATTATGATATTTTAGAAAATCCAATAAAGGCTATTATGCCGTTTGAAAATTATATGTTACCTAGATATCATTATACAAAAGAGGCACACGAATTTCTTGCCAATGAACTAGCAAAGAGGTTAAGATGATAAGAAACTTGTATGAAAGAATTAGATCGGTTTATATTAGATTTAAGTATCGTAAAAAAATTAAAGAACTATCAAAAAGATCTCCGCATATCTACCGATGACTCAAAAAAAGAAAATTGTAATTTATAACCCGGATTCTTCGTCGGCTGTATATTTGCCGCTTTTATGGGCTAGTGCAAAAAGCTATTACGAGCTAAAAGGCAAACATCCTGATAAATGGGAATGGATACATCCACGGATAAATTATCAATTTGACGATGATAAAATTAAAGAACATTTATTAAAAGTACAACCTGATGTATTTGGTATTAGTATGTACATTTGGAACGATGTACAATGTCTAAAAATAGCAAAATGGGTTAAAGAAACATTTCCAAATTGCATAGTTATTAGCGGCGGCCCTCAACAATATTTCAAACACGAAATGGACTGGTTTAAGCAATATCCATTTTTAGATGCAAGTCTTGACGGCGGCGAATATGGTGAGATAACTTTTGCAGATTTATTAGACAATATTAACGACGATAACAGTATTGATTGGGACACAGTTACCGAAGTTGTATACCCTGCTAAAAGTAGAGGTTTTTATCATAAAAGTAAAAAACGTGGAAATAAGTCACAATTCTTTTGGGACTATAGCCCTTACAAAATGCAAAGAGAAACATTATTAGAATGTGCAAACGAAGTAAGAGAATTTACACATCCGGTTAGTAATGTAGTTAATGGTAAGTTAGAAACAACAAGAGGATGTCCTTACAGTTGTGCATTTTGCGATTGGGGCGGCGGCATTGCTGCGAAAGTTAAACAAAAGTCTATAGAACATGTTAAAACAGATATTGATGTATTAGAAGAAGCAGGCTGTGCATATATTTTCTTATGTGATGCTAATTTTGGCATACTTAAAGAAAGAGATATTGAAATTATCCAATATATGGCAGATAGAAAATTAGAAAACCCTGCATTTTTTCATGTTTATTTTGGAGGCTTTGCAAAAACTGATAAGCATACAGAATATATTAAAAAGATACTTGATATTGACGCACAGTATAATTTAACTTGGGATTTAAGTTATAAAGCAAGTATACAAAGCATACATCAAGATGTCTTAAAAAATATTTCTCGTAGTGACATCTCGTTTGAAAAGCACATTTATCTTGCAAATCATCTAAAACATAATTACGGATTTAGTACATATGCTGAATGCATAAGTGGACTTCCTGGTATAACACCTGATAGATGGTATCACGAAATGGACGTTTATGCAAGTCACGATATGGATATTTGTTTGTATAACTGGCATATGCTTCCAGAAACTCCTAGTTACAGTAGAGAATTTAGAGAAAAGTACGGTATTAAAACAGTTAAAAAGTATAACAATATGCAACCTAACAACATTACACTTAGAAAAAGTGAAGTAGTTGTAGAAAGTTTTAGTTACACTAAAGACGAATATAAAGAGATGTGGATAGCATTTAGTGCTCAAAGAGCATTTTGGACCACAGGACTACTTAGAAAGGTATTACAAAAAATATTCAAAAAATCTAATATTGGTTACGGCGAATTTATCAAATTATTCTATAGAAACTTTCTAAGAAAAAATCCTGGATCATCTTTACAAGATCACATTCAAAAGATTGATGCTAGATTTGCAGAGTATTATGATGACGATAATGAGAGTGCAAACAATCTTTCAATTAAATTTGGTGAGGTAGTAGCACCTATGGAAACTTCTTTTATGCTTAAATTATTTTATGATTATAATGATTGTAGAGACGATATTAAAAAATGGCTATTAGATGAGTTTCCGTATCTTACTGCTGCTGAGATAGATAGAGAAAGCGACTTGTTTATTACAGCAGAAAAGCGTTACACATCAGAGTTTAAAAAGTTCAAATATGTAAGTTTTAATAATGATGTTATTAGTCCTTTCAAGAATGATACAATTACAAATCTAGTAGACTTTTTAACAACTCAAATGCATACTTATACTCGAACAGAGTTTTTAAGAGGAAAGGTTATCGGAATATGAAGATAACAAAGTTTCCAGTTGGCAATTATGGCATTATTATTGATGATCTAGATGTTAATAATATTTCAAACGAAGAATGGCGTGAAATAGGCAAATTACATTTAGAAAACTTAGTTACAGTTGTTCGAGGTAGTAATTGCAATGTTAATACATTTTCTAATTTAATACACAAATGGGGTCCTGAGTTTTGGGGTCTTAAATATTCTTTACTTGAGAAATATAATTTAGATTGGGATACGTTCCAACTAGCAGTACACGCAGACTTGCCATTCGTTGAAGACGTAGACAAAGACATTTTAGACATACTTTACAAAGCAAGCATTCAAACAGATAACGGTAAAAGTGTTAACTTTTTTAGTTCGTCAATAGATGAAAACGGAGAATACGGTTTATACGGAGGTCAAGAGCTTGACTGGCATATGCACAGTAGCGGTAACTATGTATTTGAACACGCTGTTAGCTTACTAGCAGCAGAGAACGTTGTAGGCACTGCTACGGGCTTTGTAAGCACCGCAGACTACTACGAAAGCGTATCAGAAAGTTTTAGATCAGAATTAAATGATATGATTATATTGCACAAATACGATAGTGCAGATGTTGATCCTCCGTTTAGGCCTAGTGAAGAAGCAGTGCTTAAATTTAAAATGTGTCCAGAAGATTTTACACCAGTGCCTATGGTAATACAAAGTCCGGGGGGCATTAAAGGATTACATTTTTCGCCTCCGACAATGCACAGTATTCAAGGTGCTACAGAAAAAGAGAGTCAAAAAATATTTGACGCTATTGCTACTGAACTGTTTAGTGAAAAGTATACATACGATCACTGGTATGAACAAGATGGTGATTTTGTAACATTTGATAATAGTATTACTCTACATCGTCGTGTAGGACAAACTAACGATAGAAAAATTTATAGAATTGAACACACATATGATAACTTGTTAGACAAATTTTATGAGCCGTTTTTGCAAGAAGAATATGCACAAAAGCACAGAAAATTACTGCGTAAGATTATGCAACTTGAAAAAACAGGATTTATCAAACCACCGTTTAAGTTTAAGGACTTGCTATGACTCCTAAAGAAAAAGAAATCAAAGACTTCTATAGCTCTGTTAAATTTCCAGGTAAGTACTCTGCTGAAGAAGTAACAGATCACGGAGACTATTTGATTTATGAAAGGTATCTTCGTTTCTTTGAAACACACGATATCAAAACAGTTCTTGATGTTGGCTGTGGAACAGGATTTATTACAAATATAATTGCACATAACTTTCCTAACATACAAATTGTTGCGATTGATTTTAGTGATGCTATCGACCATGGTAAAAAAATTGCTAAAGAAGTAGGCAATAAAAACATTAAATGGCGTAAAACAAACTTCTTAACTGCTGAGTTTAACGAAACATATGATTTAGTATTATGTAATGGTTCTATACATCATATGCCAGAATTTGAAACAGCAGTTAAAAAGGTCAAATCTCTAAGTAAAAAATACTTAATGGTTGGTTTGTATAATAAGTACGGCAAATGGATTCAGCGCAAAGTATATCCTAAATTTATTACAAAAGAATTTGAACTAGATCAAATGAAAATTCCATTTGAACTTAGTTTTACACATAAACAGGCATTGGGTTACTTTAGAGAATTTAAATTAGTACACCATACTCCTAGTATACTAGGATTTGCTACAGACTTTGTTAGTCTATTTAGAGGCAAATGGGGTGGGTTTATGTTTTATTATTTTGAAAGGTAATCAGCAAACATTGCAACTGCTAATTCAAAACTAACATATTTTGGACTTGATCTCTCTGCAAGCGGTAATGCAAGAGTCCATCTTCCAGTAGGCCCAGGATTATATGTGCTGTGCAAAATACCAGTTTGTACAATGCTAGGTTTGTTTATAACTGCACTATGTATTTCATTACACTCTTCTGGTTCAGCACGTAAGTAATTTACACCAAATGTTGTTGTAATTGGTTCTAACTCTATTCCTTTTTTAGGTTCCCACCAAATTAGTTTACTATCTTCAGGACCCCAAGTAATGTTTAATCTAGCAATGTCTGTAAAGTGATCTTGGTCTGAGTGAATCCAAATACGTCCACCGGGCGGAGTATAAAACGCTTCCCAGAAATCTACTCTAAGGCCTGGAATGTTTTCTATGAAGTCTACAAATTCTTTGTTGAGCATTGTATTAGGATCGACTTCTACGTGGTTTAACTCATTAGGATTTTCAGGAAATAAATCAAATAAGTTTATTTCTGGCATAACAGGAAGGTCTAAATATTGATGAACATAAGGTTTTTTCTTAAACAAATTAAACATTAAAAATCCTTTTTATTTCACTTGCTATTAATTTATAACCTTCGATTGTAGGATGCATATCATTAGTCATGTAAGTAGCAGGCCAATCCATGGCAGGATAAAATTTAGCTACTGATTCGTAGTCGTCATTGCATAAGTTATCTTTACGTGCAAAAAGCCTTGCAAAGCAGTCATAATCTGTGTGTGTATGAACGCATCTGCTCCAATCTATTTTTTGCGATACATTTGGACACATCCTATTTAAGTATTCTTCACCTCTTATTTCAAAACCATTTGCAAATATAAAGTCAAAATTATTTGCCTTGGCAAATGTTTGAGCTTCTAAAATAGAACACGCTGTCTCTACTGCTGCTGATTCTTCACTGTATAATTTTTCACCGTAAAATTTATGTTCTTCTTTGTGATTTAAAAATGGCCACAGCGTTGTAAATTGATAATGATCTGTTTTCCAATACGATGCAAATAAGTCAAATCTGTCAGTATAAGATGCTTTGATTCGTATAATGGCTTCCACATTCTGCCATTGTTTTCTTTCCAAATGTGTTTAGGATATCCCCCTTCGCCTTGGGTCCAACTATCACCAATACCTATAATTACGCTAGTATTGCTCATCGTCAAAATAATCCTGTAAAAGGTCTACAGCTTCGTTCCAAGTTAATCGTCTAGTATCGTCTAAAGTAACCAAAGGTAAACTTAATGTCCATCTACCTTCAGCTGTTGGATTATATGTGCTGTGAAATTGTCCTATGTTAACAAGACTTGGTTTTTTAATTTCAGCTTCGAAAACTCTTTTGCAATTCTTTTGTTCTGCTGTCAAATATTCATTACCAAATTCAGTATGGAACTTATCTATATATTTTTCATCTTTTGCTTTCCACCAAATTAGCTTACTTCCTGGTGCACCATAAGTCCAATTAACTTTTGCAACGTCACAAATTTCAGTTGTGTCGGTGTGTACAGGTATTTTGCCGCCGTAAGGTGGAGTATAAAATGCTTCAAATAAATGAAACTTGATTCCTATATTTTCAAACCATTCTATTAATTTAGGATTAACTTCATCGCGATCGACTGTTACGTGTCTATACAGCAATGTTTCATAATCGTCACGTTTGAATAGATCGATCTCAGGATCAATAGGTATATCTAAAAATCTATGAAAAGTATTTTCTACCTTTTCTTTTTTTTTAAAAAAATTAAACATTTACATAGTCCGTAATTTGGTATTTGCTTTCTAATACATAGTCTTTGTATTTTTCAACACTTGCTGACATAAGAGTGTCATACTTATCTGGATCTATCAATGCAATTACTACAGCCATAATCTTTTTATGTTCTTCGGTTTTTCTACTACCGTGCATACATCGTAAATTATTCCACATAAATGTATTAGTATCTTCTAAGGTAGGTAAAAAATGTGTTTCTTCTACTTTGTAATCTACAGTAGGATTGTCCATAACAAATAAAGTATTAGATGGATTTTCATCATACAAAGGAATTCTAAATGAATTAGGACAATCCCACATTTCTGCACTGTCTCTATGCTCGTTAAAATCCCATACACTTGACCATAAGTTTAGAGTTAGAATTTTTTGTACAGGAAGTGTTTCGTGAAACTGATCCCAAAGTTTAGGAAATTCTTGTTTGAAGTTGTCAGTTTGCATATTAAGATTCCAGTCGTCCCCTACTTCTTGTATTAAGTCTACAGAGTAAAATGGTGAAAACCCTTTATCAGGAGCTACGTAATCACCTTTTTGTTTTACTGGACGTATAGCATATTTAAAGTACCAGTCAACAAAATGATCAGGATCTTCAAGCTCAAATTTAGGAATTGCAAGAGGCACCATTAGATACTTGCCATACTTTTTTTCAATTTCAAACATTCGCGGATCATTTTTAAAATAATGCTCTAGCTGAAATTTCCTTTGAGTTGAAAGATGTTCTACTAGTTTAGACGAGTCTTGTTCTTCATTTTTTCTTACATTCAATGCATTTTCTGAAGGTATATATTCCATTAAAATTTGCTCCCATATTTTTCGCTTAATTTTTTATAAAAGTCTCTATTGAAGTGAACGCCGTTACCGGCTAAATCAATACTAGGATCAAATGCTGCCTGAGGCTCCATTCCAATGTGTGCCATGTCTAAGTCGATCATAAAAATTACACGCCATTCGTCGGTCATATTATATGCACTATGAGTGTGTTGGTTATTAAATCCCCAAATATTATCCCAAGTAACTTCTTCACCACTAGCTTCTAAAAATACATCACCTTTGGGTATAATTAATGGAATATGAATTCGAATATATTTGCCATCTCTGTTTTCCGGGCCACTATGCCTATGTAAAATAGTGTTAGGTGCAAGAATACTGTAATTAGCAATAGGACAATACTCGCCGTATTCTTTTACTAGGTTGTGTGCTGTAGGATATTTCTTAGCAATTCTATCGTTATCGCTTCTTTGGAATTCGAAATCAATCATTTCGTCGTGTCGACCGTATTTAAATTGAATACTTTTCCAACCTGTAAAATCTCTCTCCCATTCGCCTGTTTCTAGATTTTTAATTTCAACACCTTGTATTGTTTCATCTAGTCCAACACCAAACATACGCAGATCTAAATTGTCAGTAGTATACTTTTTACAGGCTTCTTCCAAAGAATCAAAACCGTCGAGGAATTCTTTACGTAATGCATCTTGAAAGCTCATTAGATAACTAGCGACAGGAATTTCGTCCCCACGCCAGATTTTCTTCATTTGGTAAATTTCTTCTAAGGGTTTATGATTCATAGTACAGCATCCTCCATAAGTGCTATACTATTTAGTGATGGTGGTTAAGTCCAAGTACCGTCTTTGGCTACACGTATCCATTGATCATCGCTATGACAGAAATACATATAGTTAGCATCACCTGATACTTGACCTGCTTTACCTGTTGCAGTAGGTCCGCTAGGAACATCAACACTAGTTGTTATAGTTCTAAATCCTGAACCATCGTTAACTACTATAGTGTTTCTGTCTGCTGCATAACCGAGGGTGCTTTCTACATTACCAAATGCACTTAATTCTGCATTACTAGCAGTGTAAAGTGTAATACCGAGACCTGCATTAAATGTACCATTTGAATTAAATGCAAATTCTCGATACAGCCCGTCTTGGTTTAATACATCTACTTTTAACTTAGCACCAAAGTTCCCACCACTAATTGCAGTTTCAAGAACTGATGATATAATTGCTGACTTTTTCATCTCAGTGCCATTGTAGCCTGAAATAACGTACTGACCTAAGAAGTCACCATTTTCGACAGCGTCTCTTGTTGAACCTGTAAGTCTTGATGCTTGAATAACAATAGAAGCACCGATAGATGGGTCTGCTTCGCCTTGTACTGTCAGTGGATTACCTTCACCTTCAATTAATAGTGCGCCAGGATCTTCTCGGCTACCAATAATTACAACATCTTCTAGACCGTCGTAGATAGGATCATATGCACTAACTGCTCGATTACCTAAGAGTCTGTCGCCTTCGATAGATAGTCTATCTGTATGAAGAGTGTTATTAACACCGTCTACAATTACTGTACTATCGTCACCAAATACACTACCGGTTAAATTACCGGTAATTGCAGCTATATCTGCAGAAGGTGCCGTAATGTTTCCAGTTGTAGTAACAGAAGTAACTGCTAGTGCGCCTGTATCGCCGTCGTAGATAATAGTACTATCATCTTTACTAATATTGCCTTTAATGTATACATCACCTGCGTTAACACTAGTTGCAGCATCGATAGTAGAAGTGTAAATAGTTCTCCAGGCGCTTGCGCTTGCACCTAGGTCATATGAGTTGTTTGTTCCAGGAATAAGTGAACTACCAATTTGACCGCCTACAACTACATTATCTTCAACACCGTCCCCTAAGTTAACAGTACCAGTTGCTGTGATAGTACCGTTAATGTTAATATTACCGTTACCTGTAATATCGTTACCGTTTAGGTTTAAGTTTTCTGCTAGTGTTGGATTAGTATCGTTAACTAACGAACCTGATACTAAAATTCCGCCTTGTTCTAAACTTTGATTAGGCGAAATTTTACCGCCTACCCATAGTCTATTTGTGTCAGTCGCATAGATAAGCTCACCTTCTTTAGGTGTAATGCCCTGCCTCTCGGCGTCCGTTCCGCGTCTTAATTGTAATGCCATCTGTACTTCACTCCTGGAATGATCTTGTTATTGTATTTATCACAAACACAAATAATTCCTTAGCTTCTTTTCTTTAGAAACTGTGCAGTTCTC